AGTTTATAGACATTGAAACATACACAAAGGAAACGCACGATTTGTGGAAGGTGATGAGTGTGTTGTATCGCCCCGTTACCCATAGCGGACAGAATGGAAGATATGAGGTTGCACCCTATTCGGCAAACCTTGTCAGTGGGTTTAAGGATTTAGATTGCAACACCGCATTTGGGGCCATGGTTTTTTTTTGGAGTTTAGGAATCGACTTACTGAATTCTATCCAGAAGTATTTGGAGGTGGAGATGGAACCGCAGATGAAAACCGCCTTACCAAAAAATGGGGATGGTTTGGAATGGTCTATCGACTCGCTTCAAGAAATTTCCTACAATTGGAAAATGTCTATACTAAGACCATTCACACCGCTTTGTATTGGACCGCTTACGAAAGCGACATTGCGGAAATGGAACAAAAAATTATTAAGCAAAGTTACAAGCGATGATAAATAACCACATAGGAACCGCATTCAAGGTATTCAAAGACATCGCCACGGATGAGGGATGGAATTATAGCCACGGCACATTAACGGAATTGGACTTCAAAGCGTTCACGGTATTCCCGTTGATGCATTGCTCAATCCAAGCCGTGTCGCTTACCGACCAAATTGCATCCATCCAAATGAACATTATGATTGCGGATCGTGTGAACTTTTTGAAAGGGGAGAATGAGCAAAAAAACCTAATCACAGTTTACGACAAATACGGGTACACCGAGAATCAAAACTATGCACACATATTGCAGGAAATGTATGTGCAAATGTCAAAAGGTTTGTGGAAGTTAGAGCAAGACAATTATAGCCAAATACAATTCCAACGCCCCATCGTGTTTAATCCATTTGTGGAAACGATGGATTCAGTATTGGCGGGATATCAAATAAGTGTCACCATTGATTTAATAAACCCGTGGGTTACTGATGGCGATTGCATTTAAGAGTTCGGAAAAAATCGTTGCGGAGTATTCCAAGAAGTGGGCAATTGCTTGTCGGAATATGTTGGAGGTGAAACGCCCCCGCACATCTATTCGTGCCAAGTGGAAAAAGGTTGGCGGTGGATGGCAAGTGGTGTCAGCAACCAAAAAAACATTCCGTGGTAATTATGTGGCCAGTGGTCAATTGGTGGCATCCATCCAACCCGCCCCGAATGGTTTGACATTGGGTATTAAAATGAACGAAACTGCGGATTATGTACAAAAAGGAAGAAAACCAGGCAAGGGTATTCCATTGAGTACAATGCGTGGATGGGTTAAAATGAAACGGATTCAACCAAGGGATTTGTCAACGGGTAAATTCAAATCAAAGGCAAACGAGGAAGGAATGCGGTTTATGATGAATAGAAAAATAAAGTATTTCGGTATCGAACCATTCCCATTTGTAAACCAAGCAAGACAACAAATTTTACCATCGTTCAACAAAGCGTTGACCAAAGCGATGAAACAAGACATTCAAAAAGGACTATTCAAAAGATGAGTTTTACATTTACACAACAACCCGCATCCATAGTTGGGGCCAATTCCCCAATCATTTATCAAGCGTTTGATACTGTTAATTATTCAACGGCCAATTACCGATATGTATTTGAGGTTTATGTGTGGAGTGGCACGACATCCATTCCCGCAACACCGATTGTAACCATTAACAGATTACCCGACCAATATGGTGGTGGAAGGGCGTGGATTGATGTTCACAAAATTGTGCAACAATACATCACAAGTGAATTTTTAATCAACGGAACATACAAACCAAACATTGGAAGCGGAGTAAAGCGTGTTGCGGTGAAGTGTCAAGGGTTTATTTTGACAAGCGCAGTTACATCGGTTATCACATCCACATTATCGTTGGCAACAAAAGGTTACACATACACGGCGGAGGGATTCAATGTTGGATTCTCAAAATCAGTATTTACGGATAAGACGGCGGTTTATGTAACAAGTGAAACCACGAACGCTTATTTGTGGTATGATGCAAGTGTGATTACATCCATTACTTGTGGAAGTGCGACGGTGACACCAAACGCGGTCACAACATCCGACCAGGCGTTCCAAGGAATTGAAATTAAGCAATTAATGACGGCGGGAGGGGTATGGGGTACAAACGCCAATATCACATTTGTAAAAACGGGGGATGATGTGGTGATGCCCGTGGTGTTTGATTGCCAAAATAAGTATGGCCAACAAGATGTATTGTTCCTCAATCGGTATGGGGTTTATGATTCGTACCTTTTTAACGGGGTATCACGCAGAACATACGCAGTTACAAACGAGGAATATAGTCAACCGATTTTCAAACAAGCGGATTTAGCACAATCGTGGAGTTATGGCGTACAGATTGGAACACCATTTTTGAAGAACAGTACGGAGGTGATGACAGTAAACACGGATTGGATACCCGAAACGGATGTGCCAATCGTTGAACAGATATTTTATTCAACCAATGTATTGATTTTAAGCGGTAATAATGTGTTGTCAACACGGGTTATCGATACCGCATTTGAGTTCAAGAAAAGGACAAACGAAAAGTTGATCCAATACACGATTCAATTGGAATACAACCAACCGAAAATTAACAAGATTGTACGATGAACATTCGTTTTAGTTTACAGATTGATGGAATTCCAGTGGATTTATTCAATGATGAAACCATCCAATTGAATCGCCAATTAAAAGACCTACAAGATTTATCTACGGTTTGGACAGATTACACCCAGGCGTTTCAGATACCCGCATCAGACACCAACAACCAAATCTTTTCGGATTGGTTTGATGAGAATGTGGTATTAGGTGCGTGGAACCCAAATTTGGGAAAGGATGCCACATTGCTTATTCACTCATTACCCGTTTACGAAGGGCGTGTGGAGTTCATAGGGTGCAAGTACAAAGACGGGATTCCCCAATTGTATAATATCGTGTTTTATGGAACAACCAAAAAGATATTAGACCAATGGGGTGAAACATTATTAAACCAAGTGGATTGGTCATCATACAATCACTTTGTAAACTATAGTAACATTTTATCATCGTGGAATCAGACATTGTTAAGCGGTGATGTATTGTGGCCGATTGCGGATTACAATCAAAATTGGCGGTATTCTAAGGCAACGGGAATAAATGGGAATATCAGAAATCCACGGGGCGTTGAAATTGATGATTTACGACCCGCAATCCGATTAAGGGCAATGATGGAAACCGTATTTGAAGCAGCGGGATACACATTACAAAGTTCGTTTTTACAATCACCCGAGTTTGATGATTTATACATTTTGCCAATGCAAACGGCGGGTCCATTATACGATCCCGAGTATTTCAAACCAGGCACATTGACATCACAAAGAAACGGGTTTACATACACACAAAGAACATACGGGGCGGTAAATTATGATAAAATCATTTACAACAATGTAATTGCAAACCCATCGGGAAACTATAATCCCGCTACGGGAATTTACACCGCCAATCGTTTGGGCAATTATGATTTTCGTGCGGAATTTGGTGTGACATTTGGTGCGGGTGCGTATAACTCAATCAATTTTGCGTATATGCTTAATGGTCGAGTAGTATCAACCAAGGCCTACACAACAACAGTTACCAATACATCGTTTACATTTAGTCCAAGATTAAAGCCAGGTGATGAAATATCATTTGGGTATTTGACATTTTCAAGTGTTTCAACGGCGGGTGTGTTCTTGTATTGTTTAGATGCACCACAAGGTATTGCGGATACCACCGTTCGTTTTGAGGATGCTATGCCACAAATGAAAATTAAAGATTTTGTGAATGGCGTGATAAAAACTTTTAATTGCATATTGTACCCAACGGGTGAAAAAACAATCGCATTGGAAAATTTACCACAATGGTATAATGGAGGGACACTAAGAAATTGGTCACCATTTGCGGACACCAAAGATATTGAACACGATAAGTTGCCAATCCCAAGCATCGTGTCAATGACACACAAGGAATCGGAATGTATTGCAAATGAATACTATCGAAACATTAACAGACGGGAATACGGGTCAATTTCATTTACACCCGTAATTGATTACCCAACAGATGCGTTTCAGTTGGAAAGCCCATTTAATGTAATTTGCCCATCTGTTTTATACGAGGTGAATGCCAATGGTCAAAAGATAAGGGATACAGAATTGAACATTCCCCGATTTATGGATAAGGATGATAAACCAGTGCAACAAGATTTAACATTGTTTTATTACGGAGGCAAACAATCAATCAGCGATCCATATTATTTCAACAATGTAAACCAATATGTGATGCCATTAATGACATCGTATTCCGCGTATCCAACTATTCAAACAAGTTATTCAGTTGCGTTTGGTTTGGAATTTTCAGCCCGTGGAGATGCCCCGACAAACACGATGTATTTGATGTATTGGCATGAATACCTATCCCGTATGTATTCAACGCAATCAAGGTTAGTTAAAATGACTGCAATCATACCCGTGGGTGAATGGTTGAACTTTGAATTAAATGATACCATCGCAATTAGTGGTAATTACTACAAAGTGCAGTCGGTCAAGTACGACATGTTGACCGAGGTTGCAAACCTTGAATTAATCACTTATCCAAATGTGGATATTTTAGGATTTTCAACCACGGGTCAAAAGCCCGATTACACGGATGTGGTTGTTAATGCAAATGGGAAATCATACCTTAACGATTATGTCGTTGCCAAAGGCATCATGAATTCGTATCGGTTTGGAACACAAGATTATTTGGACACCAACCAGGATACCACATTTAACCAAAATAGTGTTAGTGATATTGCCCAACAGATGGAAAGTTTACAAGCCATTGTGCAATTCAATCAAATCACAATGTATCGGACCACGCCAACTTCCGTTGCAACCGATTCCACATTGTGGGCGCCAGTGCCACAAGAATTACAAGTAGCGATTGGTTATACACAGAACATCACATATAATTTGGCATTGGCAAAATATGTATGCACCGATGGTGGTCAATATAAGTTCACGGGAATGTGTGCATTTGGCCAAACGGGAAACAAACAACTTGAATTTGAAATCCAAGTGAATGGCGTTCAAACAACGGCGTATGCGTTGACGGATTCAAACCATCACAGTATTAATTTTGATACCATTTTGGATTTATCCCCAACCGATGAAGTGACATTTGTTTGGAAGCCACACACGGGAGGTTCACACACCATTATTATTGAAAAATCAAACTTTTTAATACTTAAAAAATGATATTACTCATTATAAAATTAGCACAAGCCCAAGAATGGTATGGGGTATCGGAGACGGTGGAACTTGCCAAAGGTAAAAAACAATATGCCCAGACTTTGGGACAAGTAGCAAAACAATATAAAAGAGCATTCAAATCATGGCGGACGAAATAAATTTTAAGGTTAACGCGGACACCAAAGGTGCGGAAAAATCACTTAACAAACTCGAAAAGAATGCCAAAGGATTAGGCGGTATTTTCAACAAGGCGGGGGGCGGTGTAAAGTCGTTTGGCAAAACATTGTCGGCCATTGGTAACACAATCAAAACGGGTTTAGGACTTGGTATATTATTGGGTGTACTCGATACATTCAAATCCGTATTAAGTGAGAACCAGGTCGTGGTTGATTTGATGAACCAGGCAATGGTTGTGATGCAAGGCGTGGTGACGGGAGTTATTGAAGTATTGAAACCATTGTTTATGTGGTTTGGTAAGGCGTTTCAAGACCCAAAGAAATGGTGGGATGAGTTGGTTCAGTCGTTTAAGGATGGTGCATCGTGGATCAAAACAAACATGATTGACCAGGTGTTGAACAAGTTTACCGAGTGGGCGAACAACGCCAAAATTGCAGTATTGGAATTACGCAAATCGTGGAACGAGTTTACAGGGGATACCGAGGAAGCGGAAAAGATAGGCAAACAGATTGACGAACTAAGCAAACAGAACATCAAGTTGGCGGAGGAAAATGCCAAGAAGATGCAAAACATCAAAGGGGTTGTCAATGCGGTTGTTAGTGCGGTTACAAGTGCGGTTAAGACAATTGCCAAGTCAACAAGGAAAGCGTTTGATAATTCGGCGGCGATTGTAGCGGCAAAACAAAACCTTGAAAGATTGCAAATCCAATATCAAGGCATTGTTGAAACATACGATTTAATGGCTGAAAAGCAACGCCAAATTCGTGATGATGAAAACAAAACCATCGAGGAACGATTGGCGGCGAACAAGGAATTACAAAAGACATTAGACGAAGGTGCGAAAGCGGAAACCGCAAATATCAATGCCCGTATTGCTGAAAATCAAAAGTTGTTAATTGTCAATAAAGGCAACAAGGAAATCCAAAATGAGATACTTTCATTAAAGCAAGAATTAACGGGAGTTGAGGCAAAGTATGCGGGGTTGGTATCGGAGACATTAACCAACGAAGTATCATTGGGTAAAGAGGCCTTGGACATCCAAAAGTCAATCAACGAAACCAAAATATCAATGGCCGAAATTGCAAACGAAAGTTTGTTGTCGGAAAAACAAGCGGCGGTGGATCGTGCGGACTTGATTAAAAACGAGTTTGAAAAATTCAAAGCAATCAAGGAAGCGGAACAAGCATTGCGGGAGGAAGAAATGCGACAATTGGATGAGTTGAACGCAAAACGACAAGCGGACTTTGACACCCAGTTATCACAGTTGGGAAAAGGAACGGCAGCGTATCAAGAAGTATTAAACGCAAAAACCGAGGCACAAGCCCAATATGATTCGGATAGGAAAGTAAAAACAAACGAGTTTGAAACATGGTCAGCACAAAAAGACAAAGAGGCAAGGGACATGAAGATTGCCAACCAAGAAGCCATCGTTGGTGCGGTGAGTGGGGCATTGTCATCCCTAACATCGTTGGTCGGAGAAAGCACTGCAATGGGCAAATCAATGATGATTGCACAAGCGATTATCGATACCTATGCGGGTGCAACGAAAGCCCTTGCACAAGGTGGTGTATTGGGATACATTGGTGCAGCATCGGTAATTGCAACGGGTTTGGCAAACATTCGCAAAATGACACAAACCGAAATCCCAGGTGCATCCGATTCGGGGTCAGCACCAAGCATGGGGCCAAGCGTTTCAATTATCGGAGGAAGTGCAGACCCATCCGCCCAACTTGCACGACAATTTTCACAACAGAATCAAAAGCCCGTCAAGGCATACACAGTTGGAACGGACATGAGTTCACAACAAGCGTTGGATAGGCGGATTCAAACAAATGCAACATTCCCAGGATAATTAGTTTTATAGATAATATGAAAACATCATTCCATAAATTCATGGCATCAAACGCCGTTAACAAAGTTGAGTTATCAAAAAACGAATTGATCCAAGTGCAAATGGGTGCAAAGGAAGATTTGATTAAGTTGATTGGACAAGCGGGAAAATTAGTTGGCCCCGCCCGTAAATTGGAAGATGCGACAAGCAAATTCGCGGACCAAATCAACACATTGAAAAAACAGGTTCCCGATTACATCGCAAAGAATAAAGACATGGCCGCACAATTGGCATCGTTGGATTCTCAAATCAAAAGTGGTTACGATAAATTCCAAGCACAATTAAAAGCGTTGGGTGTTCCAAAAGATGCGGTTGCCGATTTAGAAGCAGCAATTAAAACTTTGGATGGCAATGATTTTTACCCATTGCAAAGGGATTTGACTTTTAACACCACTTATTTGGATAAGTTGAAATAATGAGAATTGTTGAACTGATATTGGATGACCAACAATTGGCAAGTGGCATTGATGCAATAAGCATTGTGGAAGCCCCCGCCATTGAATCCAATTTCATTGCATTGAAATCACATGAAATAAAGTTTGCCCAAGTGGATGCCGAAAAACGCATCTTGATGGGTCCTGTTCTTATTCCCGACAAACCCATTTATCGCAAACAAATGATGAATGGTGAAATGCAAGAATTTTATGTTTACTTTTCAAAGAACACCGTATCCCGTGCATCGCAAATGTTTTTGATGAAGGGTAACCAAGGCAAAGCCACATTGGAACACGACATGGCGTTGCAAGGTATTTGCATGGTGGAATCTTGGATTAAGGAGGACATGGAAAAAGACAAGTCGGCCATTTATGGTATGAACGATCCGATTGGAACTTGGATGGGGTCATTAAAGGTTACCAACGATGAGATTTGGAACGACTATGTTAAAACGGGTCGTGTTAAAGGATTCAGCATCGAAGGGTATTTTGCGGATA